GCTGGTGTTCGTGATGATGGAAGAACGCACGTTGAAGTCGTCGCCCAACGCGCCGGGTTTAGATGGGTTGCCGAGTGGTTCGCAGCTCGTGTTGGGGCCGTCGATTGGTTTGATGGTCGTGTAGCTATGCAGGTGAAGGGTGCTCCGGCTGCTGGTTTGGCTCCGCTTTTGGAGGAGGCTGGTTTGACGGTGGTGCCTTGGCAGGGTGGGGATATGTCTTCATCTGTGCTTGGGTTTTTTGATGCGATTGCGACTGGTGAGCTTCGGCATCGTTCGCAGCCTGTTCTTGATTTGGCTGTTGAGGGTGCGCAGGATAAGAAGGCTGGTGACCTGTTTATTTGGGACAGGTCTGGTAGTCGTAATGATGTTTCGCCTTTGGTGGCGTGCAATGTGGCGTGGTGGTTGCTTGGGCATGAGCCTGAGGAGCGGCGTTCGGCGTATGCGGATGAGGATTTCTTTGGGGGTGAGGAGCCTGATTTCGATGATATTTACGCTGGTGAAGATGATAGTGATGATGATTATTTGTTGATTGTTTAGGAGGTGATTTCTGGTGGGGATTTTGCAGCGTTTGGGGTTTCTTCCGACGGCGGTGTCTGTTCCTGAGCCTGAGGGTTTGGCGTTGCCGATTCTTGAATCGTTGGCAGCGTCGATTGATGGTTTCAGCGTGGAGCAGCTTTGGGATTCCCAACCGCACCTTCGGACGGTCACGGATTTCATTGCCCGGAATATCGCGTCGATTGGGGTTCATGTTTACCGTCATGCTGAGGATGGTGGGCGTGAGCGTGTGCGCACCGGCCCGCTTGCGCGGCTGGTGAAGAAGGCCAATGCGGGGCAGGTTTTCTATGACTTGCTGTACGCGTCTGTCATGGACCTGTGCCTGTATGACGAGTTCATTTGGGTGATCAGTGACGCTGGTGACGGCCCGGAGATTTACCCGATTTCTCCGACGTGGGTTCATCGCCTGCGGTGGGAAGATAAATGGACGTTGAAGTCCATTGTGATCACGGATGATAAGACTGGTGAGCCGTTGGAGATTCCGGCGGAGAAGATCATTCGTGTGCACGGCTATTCCCCGGGGAGTTATAAACGTGGCGCGTCAAAGGTGCGCACGCTGAAAGACTTGCTTAAGGAGCAGCTGGAATCTGCTGCGTATCGTGGCCAGCTGTGGAAGAACGGGCCACGTATTAGCGGTGTGATTGAGCGCCCTGCGGGTGCTCCGCGTTGGGAGGGTATGGACCGGCGCCGGTTTAAGGCGGCTTGGCAGTCGCAGTATTCGGGGCGTGGTTCTGGTGCGGGTGGCACTCCGATTCTAGAAGACGGCATGTCTTTCAAGTCGATGCATCTTAAAGCGTCTGATGAGGATGTCGTTGATGTGGCCAAGCTGTCCCTTGCGACGGTTGCCAGTGTGTTCCAGGTCAATCCCACAATGGTTGGATTGCTGGACAATGCAAACTACTCGAATGTACGCGAGTTTCGCAAAAGCCTCTACGGGGATTCCCTCGGCCCGATCATCAAGCAGATCGAGGACACCCTGAACGTGTTCCTGTTGGAAAAGCTCGGCGTTGAAGACGACGTGTACTTCGAGTTCAACATTGAGGAGAAGCTGCGCGCCTCGTTTGAGGAAAAGGCGCAGGTCACAAGCACCGCTGTTGGCGGGCCGTGGATGACCCGCAATGAAGCGCGCGCGATGAACAACCTGCCTTCGGTTGACGGTGGGGATGATTTGCTGGTGCCGTTGAACACTGCAGTTGACCCGGGCGAGGAGCCCCCTAGTGCTGATGGAGGTGATGACGGTGGCGGTTAATGTTGTGGTTGGTCCCCCGTTTGCTGGCAAGTCTGTGTTTGTTGCGGAGAATGCTGGTGCTGGGGTGCCGCGTTTTGATTTTGATGCGGTTGCTGCGGTGGTGGGGGGCGTCGACAATCCGGTGGCTGATGTGTCGCCGGGGGTTGTTGATGCGGTGTTGGCGATGCGTAGGGGCTTGGTGGGGTGGTTGCTTGACCCTGAGACGGTTGTTGATGAGTTGTGGTTTGTGTCGGAGAATCCGCCTGCTGCGCTGATCAGCAAGTTTGAGGGGGTTGGTGCGGTGTTCCATTTGGTTGACCCTGGGCGTGATGTTTGTGTGGAGCGCGCTACTGAGGCTGGTGCGTCTGATGATGTGTTGGCGCGTATTGATGCTTGGTATGAGAATCCCCCGGAGTTGCCTGGGGGTGAGAAAGGAGGTGTTGCCCTTATGAAGTTGAAGGATTTGAAGGTTCGGGTTAAAGAGCCTGATGATGTTGAGGTTGAGGCGGGCGAGATTGTCGCCTATGCAAGTGTGTTCGATAATGTGGATTCTTACGGTGATGTTATCCGTAAGGGCGCGTTTGCGGACACGTTGAAGGAATGGGAGGAATCCGGTAATCAGCTGCCTTTGCTGTATGGCCATGATTTCCGAGACCCGTTCAGCAATATTGGCACGGTGGTTGAGGCTGTTGAGGATGATCATGGTTTGAAAATCCGTGCGAAGCTTGACCTGGACAATGAGAAAGCTAGCCAGGTTTACCGCTTGCTGAAAGAGCGCCGCTTGTCGCAAATGAGTTTCGCGTTTGATGTTGTCGAAGGCGCGGAAATGAAAGACAACGACAATTGGACTTTCGAGATTCGCAAGGTGCGCCTGTACGAGGTCAGTGTCGTTCCTATCGGCGCGAACCAGGAAACAGAAGTGCTGGCGGTGAAAGCCGCCGAGTCTGGCGCGGAAATGTCGAAGGCAATGGCGTTGATGCTGAAATCAATGCGCGACGCACTGGCCGGAAACGACACTAGCCCCGAGGGAACATCACCCCCGGGGTTTTCTCATGCCGCCAAGAAGAGCGGCGATAACCAGGGTGCCCTGAACAAGCTGGGTGCCCGCCTCATGATCTTGGAAAAGGAGAAACACTAATGGGTAACGCAACCCTGCGTGAGCGTCGTGACGCCGCGTTTGACCATGCAAAAAGCCTCTACTCGCAGTTTGGTGAGGAGGTGACAGATGCGCAGCTCGCCGAGCTGAAAGAAGCCCTCCATAAGGCCGAAGCCCTTGACGCTGAGCTTGCCAAGGTGAAGGAAGCCAACTCTGTTTTCGAGAAGCTGCGCAACATCGACACGGGTGAAACCCCGCTGCAGCCTGAGGCTAAATCCCTGGGTGAGCATTTCGTGAAGTCTGCTGGAGAAAGCCTTAAGCAGCAGGGTTCCCGACGCCTGGAGATTTCCGCCCCTGAGTTCAAGGCCGCTGGCGACCCGGCTAAGACAACCCCGCTGGTTGATGGTTTCGGCACCATGTACCAGCGCAGCATTGTTAACCAGCGTCGTGAGAAGCTGGTTGCCGCTGACCTGATGGGTTCTGCGAATGTTGACCTCCCCACCATCAAGTACCTGGTGGAGAAGGCCAACCGTATCGCCGAGGGTGCGCCTGCGTCTGTGGCTGAGGGGGCGCAGAAACCCTATGTGCGGTTCGCTGATCTTGACATTGTGACTGAATCACTGTCGAAGATCGCCGCATTGACGAAGCTTTCCGACGAGATGATCGCGGACTTCGGGTTCGTTGCTGACTGGATTAACAACCAGCTCATCTACGAGCTTTCCGTTGTGGAGGAAAAGCAGCTGATCAGCGGCGACGGCACAGGCAGCAATGTGCGTGGCATCCTGAACCGCTCCGGCATTCAGACGGTGACTTCCGCTAAGAAAGCCAATTGGTTTGATGACCTGTACAGTGCGATCTCCAAGGTTGCTCAGGCAACCCCGCTGACTGCTGACGGCATCATCATGAACACCGCCGACTATGAGGTTCTGCGCCTCGCTAAGGACGGTAACGGACAGTACATTGCTGGTGGCCCGTTCCAGGGGCAGTACGGTGTTGGTGGCATTCTGGTTGACCCGCCGGTGTGGGGCTACCGCACTGTTGTGACGAACAACATTCCAAAGGGCACCGCCCTTGTGGGTGCGTTCCGTCAGGGTTCCACCATCCTCCGCAAGGGTGGCTTGCGTGTGGATTCCTCGAACACCAACGCTGATGATTTCGAGAAGAACCTTGTGACTCTGCGCGCTGAGGAGCGTATCGGCCTGATGGTTCCGCTGCCTTCGGCTTTCGTCAAGGTGACGCTGACGGCGGGTGCGTAGTCATGTTGCGTCCGTATCGTGTGAAGTTTCAGGACGGGTTCGAGACGGTGCTGCTGCTGACTGAGATTCACCAGCAGCGTGATTTCCCTGATGCCGTGCTGGTTGAGGATGATTCCTCCGCAGCCTCGGCGGAAGCTGAGGTTACCGAGGCAGCGGATGCAACCCCGAAACGTACAACCAAGAAAGCAGCCGCAGCCGCAGACGCTGCTGACGCCGAGGCTGAGGCCGCCGAGTAAGGAGGTGTGGGGTGAATGACCACGGGCTAATCCCAAGCATGGCCACGGCTGTTGGCGGTGAACGCCCCACACAAGACCAGATCGACAAGGCCGTGGCCACCATCCGGCAACTCTGCGGCTGGCATGTGTGGCCACGCCGAACGGAAACCCTGCGCCTAGACGGCACAGGCGATGAGACCATGATTCTCCCAACGAAACGCCTTGTCGACGTCACGGCGCTCACTGTGAATGGTGAGCAAGTTGGCGTCGATAAGGCTGGTTGGTCGGATGATGGTCTGCTGTATCGGCGCGGGGGTTTCCCGTGTGGGTTCAGGAATGTTGCTGTGACGATTACACACGGCCATGATGCGGCACCTGATTTAGCGGCTGTGGCGCTGGAAATGGCCGCTAGGTCCATGCGGCCTGCGGGGAATATCAGTGTTGGCAGCATCAGTGTTGGTGCTGCCACGGGCGCGACGCCGCAGTCGTCGGAGTGGCGCATCGTTGACCTGTATAAGTTGGGGCCTTTGCCATGAGCTTGATTTTCAATCAGTCTGTGGAGGTTCTGCGCCCCAAGCTTGTGCGAGACCCTTATAGCCCGAAGCGTGGAACCCCGTCGTTTGACGACCCGGAGGTTATCGCGTATCCGCATTTGGTGAGTGTGCAGCCGGTTTCCACGTCGGAGGATTCTGGCCGTGCTGGCACTTTGACGACGGTGTTCATGCTGTACACGCCGATTGGGTTTGATATTGACCTGCGTGCAGGTGATCGTGTGCGGGTTGGTGGGGCGTTGGTGTTGGATGTTGACGGCACTCCGATGAATTGGCCTGACCCGTTTACTGGCCGGGTGCATCATGTGGAGGCCAGGTTGAAGGTGATTCATGGGTAGGGAATCAACCCGGGTTGAGCTTGATCTAGATGACCTGTTCAAGCAGGTCATGGATACAGATCAGGTTGTGGGTGGCACTGAGCAGCAGGCCGCGAAGATCGCGGCACGCGCTAGGCAAATCACCCTGCGTGAAGGCGGCGAAGCCGTCATTGAGGTTCGGCGTCGATACCACGCGAACGGCCGTGCCTCATACGACGTGGTTTCCGAAAGCGATGAAGAGTACGGCACGTCGGAGAAGAAGCGCATACGCGCCTTACGGCGTGCGGCAAGGGAGGTGAAGTAAGTTGATGAATGATCGCGCCTGGTCAGATACTTTGCGCATGGTGATTGAGATGCTTTCCTCCACCTTGCCTGATGCAACTGTGGCTGACCGTATGCCCCCGCCTGGGGAGCTTGACCAGCAGTTGCCGTATGTGATGGTTGACCTGCTCCCAGGTGAGGAGGTTGTCGCATGGGGCGGGCGTGGGCCCGTTCGGGATTTCGTCGTATTAGACATTGACGTGTTCGCGGCGTCGCGGGCGTTGGCTCACCCCACTGGTGTTTTGATTAGGCAGTTGATGCATAATCTCCCGAACTATGCGGGGGCGAATGTGACTTTTGTGGATTGCCCTGGGTTCTCGACACGGCCTGACTACAATCCGCACATACGCCGCCTTGGCGTCACAGTGACGCTTCACGTGCCCACATAGAAAGTAAGCAAATCTACGCCCCGCCCGAAACCCGGGTGGGGCATTCCGCAACAGGAGGAAAACAAATGGCCGAACAGGCAACCCTCGAAGGATTCGAAGCCGCCGCCCTGCGCGTCGGCGTCACCGGTGCGCTGCGAACCGCGGCAATCGGCACCAAAGTCATGACCGACTTCAAGGAAAAGTACGACACCAGCATCTACCTGAACCGCGGCTACATCAGCCCGGATGGTGTGGAAATCAGCTTCGACGAGGACACGAACGAGTTCATCCCGTGGCAGGAAGCCCTGCCAATTCGTCGTGACATCACGAAGTCTGTGAAGGCAATCAAGGTCACCCTGTGGCAGTTCACGCGTGACAACGCAAGCCTGTACTTTGGTGTCCCCGGTGGTCAAATCAAGGTCAACGACGACGGTTCATGGTACTTCGACGAGGGCAACCTGCCCGAGTTTGAGCACCAACAGTGCGTGCTCGACGTCGTTGACGGCGACAAGGCAATGCGCATCACCCTGCTTGATGCTCAGGTGACCGGCCGCTCCGGCATGACGTTCAAGCGTGAAGACGCTATCGGCCTGGAAATCACCCTGACTGGTTTCCCCGCTGGCAAGGAGTACGCAGATCAGCAGCTGTCCGGCAAGACCGCGCGGTGGCTTTTCTCCGCAGGCTGGGACGGCTCCGGCGCTAAGGGAGCCACGTCTTCATCTGATGATGGTGCTGTTCCGCTTAAGGTGCAGACCCAGCAGCTGCCTGCTGGCACGAAGGGGCAGGAGTACTCCGTTACCCTGGCTGCGCTTGGTGGTGAGGCTCCCTACAACTGGTCTGTTGACGGCACGCCTGCCCTGCCCGCTGGCCTGAGCCTGAATAAGGACGGCAAGATCACGGGCAGCCCGACGGCTGCTAGTACCACTGAGATCACCTTCAAGGTGGAGGATGGTAAAAAGCGCACTGCGACGCAGAAACTGCAGCTTGTCGTTAATGATGCTTAGCATCTGATTGTTGTTCGAATCCCCGGTTTCTTGCTGGCCCCGGGTTATCAAAGGCCAGCATTTTAGGTGGTGGTGGGGGAGTGTTTGGCAGGCCCGCCCCCACCAACCTTTTGTTGTTTGGCCTGCTTGTTTGAGACTTTGGAAGGGGTCTGCCATGTCCTATGATTTGGATGCTTTGATCGCCCAGCGGAAGGAAGCCACCGGCATTGAGGGTGACCGTATCGCCTTCACATTCAAGGGTGAAACCTTTACTTTCGCTGACCCGATGTTCCTGAATGATGCCCAGTTGGATGAGCTGAATGACCTGCCAGAGTATGGCCCTGATTTGTGTGCCTGGTTCATGGGTGAGGAAGAGTACGACCGGTTCCTCGAGGCTGGTGGCTCGTCGTCTCTGTGGGGCTTGGTGTTCGCTGAGCATCGCAAGGCTATGGAGGCTGTCAACAGTGAGGGAAAATCTTCACCGTTGAATCGCTTGCAACGTCGTGCGGTGGCGCGGAAGTCCTCGAAGCGTCACTAGAGCAGGCGTACAACAGGGATGTTATGGCGGAGTTTTGGCGGGGTGAGATCACCTTGCGGAAACTCCGAGTCCTTGTTGAGAACCTGCCCAAGGATTCCCCGGCGCGTTGGCATCAAACCGACGGCAAACCCTATGGCATTACCGACTCCCTGTTGTGGCGGCTGCTGTGGGCGACGTGGGAAACACAGGTTTTGCTGGCCCGCGTGAACGGAAACAGCAAAGCAAAAATGCCGGCCGAAGAAACACCTGCCTATCCGTGGTCGGAGATTAAGAACGCTAATTCTTCACGCATTGGTTCCCTGGGTGATCACACCCAGGAGGAGGCCCTTGCGTATTTGAAGAGTCTTGAAATCTGATTGGAGTGTGGCGCGGTGGCGTCTACTGTGTGGGTTCCAGTTAACGCTTCGATGCGTGGTTTCGCCGCTGAGGTGGTGAAGGGCGCGTCGAAAGCTGCTGATGATGCTGGCGCCCTGATCGAGAAGAGCTTTGAGAAGTCCGGCCAGAACGCCGGTGCCGCGCTGGCTGAGGGCGTCGAGAAGCAAACTCGCGTGGTTGCTGCGGCGCGTAAGGCTGAGGCGCAGGCTGCGCAGGATGTTGCGGTGGCTGAGGAGCGACTGCAGCAGGTGCGTAACAGCAGCACGGCCACGGCGTCGCAGGTGGCGCGCGCGGAGTCCGACGCGGCGGTGGCTAAGGCCAAGCTTGATCAGGCTACCGCCCAGGTCGCGCGTGGTGAGACTGACCTTAAGGCGATTCGTGAGGGTGGTGTCGCAACCGCGGCTCAGGTTGCGCGCACTGAGGATAATCTTGGGAAGGCGCGTATCGCCGCGGCTGAGGCGTCGGGGAAAGTAAAAGCTGCTGATCTTGCTGTGGGGGAGCAGCGAGATAAAGTCGCCGCGGCTAATGAGAAAGTCGCCGCGGCGGAGAAGAAACTTCAGGACGCGCGTAACGCTAACGACGCAGGTTCGCGGGAGGTTCAGCGCGCGGAGCGTGAGCTAGAGACTGCTAAACGCCAGTCTGATCGCGCGTCACTTGCTTTGGTGAAGTCGGAGGGGGAGCTTAAGAAAGCCAAGGTTGATCTAGCGAACGCCAACGACCAGGTGAGCGCCAAGGAGAAACTATACAAGGCCACAATGGAGGACGCCGCAGCGTCGCAGCGCAAGGCCGCTGATGCTGCTAGTCATGTTGGCGACCAGGTTAAGAAGACTGGTTTCACGTTCACTGGCGCGGCGGAGAAGTCGAAGGCTTGGGCGCTGAGCCTGTCGGGTGATGTGGATAGTGTGGGCGGGAAGATTAGTTCCCTTGTGGGGACGGTTGGTCGTCTTGGTGGGGCTATTGCTGGTGGTCTTGGTGTTGCTGGTGGTGCCGCGTTTTTTGGTGACGCTATCGGCAAGGGCCGTGAGCTGTCGCAGGTGATGGGTTCGTTGCAGGCGGTGACGGGTTCGACTGGTGACACGATGAAGATGGTGTCGCAGCGCGCCCGTGACCTTGGTAACGATGAGACGCTGGCGGGCACTTCGGCGTCGTCTGCTACTGATGCGATGCTGGCGCTGGCTAAGGGCGGCTTGTCTGTGTCTGATGCTATGGACGCTGCTAAGGGTTCCATTCAGCTTGCGGGTGCTGCTCAGGTTGATGCTGGCACTGCTGCTGATATTCAGATCGCGGCGTTGAATGGTTTCCACCTGGCGGCTAAGGACGCGTCACTTGTTGCTGACGTTTTGACTAACACCGCTAATAACAGCGCTACAGGCTTGACTGAGCTAGGCGACTCCATCAAGTACACGGCACCTATTGCTTCCACTCTTGGCGTGTCTTTGCAGGATGCCAGTACGTACCTTGGCTTGTTCGCCAACCTTGGTATCAAGGGTTCCGAGGCTGGTACGGCGATGCGTTCCGCGTTGCTGTCGCTTACTAACCCGTCTAAGGAAGGCGCGAAAGCCCTTGCTGAGATGGGGATTAACGCGTTCGACGCCCAGGGAAAGTTTGTGGGCATGCGGGAAATCACCGCGCAGCTGGCGGCCGCGCAAGACCGCATGGGCGAATCGGCGTTTACAGCTGCTGCTGCCACCGCGTTCGGGCGTGAAGCCGTGAGCTTTGCGACCACTGCGGCGAACAGTGGCGTCGAGGGGTTCGATAAGCTGCGTGCTTCTCTCGACCGGCAAGGCTCCGCTGGTGAAACAGCCGGCGCTAAGCTCGCGGGCCTGAATGGTGTGATGGACCGCATCGGAAACGCGATTGACGATTTGCAGTTGCAGTTGTACGCCTTGGCTGAGCCTACGCTTTCGGCGTGGGGCGACCGGCTAGGGAACTCCATTGGCGCATTGACTAATCAGCTGCCTGCTGTGGCTGAGTGGCTGGGCCGCAACAAGGATTTGCTGTTTGTCATTGGTGGCGCTGTTGGTGGTGTTGTTGCTGGCATGGCTGCTTTGCGGGCGGCGCAGGCTGGTTTGTTTGCGGTGTCTGCGATTAGTTCGTTTGCGGCGCAGATGAAAGTTCTGCCTGCCCTGCTTGCCGCGCAGCGCGCGGGTACTTTGTCTGCCACTGCGGCGCAGCTGGGTTTGAACACGGCCATGCTTATCAACCCCATAGGCTTGATTGTCGCCGGTATAGCCGCGGTTGTTGGTGCCCTGGTCTTGTTCTTCACGAAGACTGAGGCAGGCAAGCGGATTTGGGGCGAGTTCACCGCGTTCATGGGGCAGGCACTGCAGCCGGTGTTCACTCTGTTCGGCAACTTGAAAGCCGCGTGGGGTGAGATCACTGAGGCTTTCCAGGGTGGCGACGCCGGTTTTGGTGGACTCATGGCGATCTTCGGGGCTGATAAAGCTCAGGCGATTGTTGATTTCGCTGAGCGTATGGGCGTTGCGTTCCAGAATGTGAAGGCATCCATTGGTGAGCTGTTCGCCGCGTTCCAGGGTGATGATGCTGGCATCGGCGGCCTAACTGCCTTATTTGGCGCTGATGCTGCGCAGTCTGTTGCGTCTGCGTTTGAGACTGTTGGCCGGGCAATGGAGTGGATTCGCGGCATCATTGTTGATTCGCTGAGCGGCACTTTCACGAGCCTGTGGAACACTGTCACGACCTTGGCCACGACTTTGAATAGTCTTGGGCAGACGATCACGGGCGCTGTGTGGGGTGCGCTGCAAGGCTTGTGGAATCTGCTTGTGCAGCTGTGGAACCTGCTTGAACCGGTGCTGATGCCGGTGCTGCAAACCATCGGCATCATTGTTGGTGGCGTGGTTGTTGGCGCAATCCTTGGGGCGGTGAAAGCCGTTGAGGGGTTGGCGTGGATTTTGTCGCAGGCCACGAACATTTTGTCGTGGATTATCACCAATGGTTTCAACCCGCTAATCAGTGTGGTTGGTGTGGTCATCCAATGGGTGGGCAACTACTTGGCTGATGCTGTGCGTGTTGGTATCCAGTTCCTGGGTGACACGTGGAATGCTATTTCCGCTGGCATCGCCTGGGCGTGGAACACGCTGATCAAACCGGCGTGGGACGCGTTGGAGTACGCGGCGAAGTTCGGATTGGCTCTGATCGGCACTATCGTGCTGACTCCGCTGCTGCTGGCTTGGGAAGCCCTGTCATGGGGCATCAAGGCTGGTTGGGACAATGTAATTAAACCTGCGTGGGATTTGCTGCAAGGCGCGGCAAACTTCATGTGGAACAACGTTCTCATGCCGATTTTCGGTTTCATTAAATTCGAGTGGGACGGCCTGAGCCTTGCCATTCGTTTCGCGTGGGATACGATCATTAAACCCACCTGGGATTTAATGATTGCGGGCATCACGTGGCTGGCCAACAATGTGTTTAACCCGATGGTCGAGTTCATCAAGGCTGTGTGGAATGGTCTTGGCGCGGGCATCAAGTGGGTGTTTGACACGGTTGTTACGCCAACGTGGAATCTGATGCAGGCTGGTTTGCAGGCGCTGGGGGATTTCTTCTCCAACATCTGGAACGGCTACATCAAACCAACGTGGGAAGCCCTCGGCAACGGCATACGCTGGGTTGCCGATAACGTGGTGCACCCGGTGTTCAACGGCCTGAAAGACGGCCTCACCAAGGTCAGAGATTGGTTCAGTCAGACCGTCGATAATATCGGCCGCATCTGGGACGGCATCAAGGAGAAGACCCGCAAGCCCGTTGAGTTCATGGTCAACACGGTCTACAACAGTGGAATCAGGAAAGCCTGGAACACCGTGGCCAAACTGGTTGGCCTTGGTGAACTTCCTGAGCATCATTTCGCCACAGGTGGTGTCATGCCCGGCTATTCACCGGGACGTGACATTCACCACTTCTTTAGCCCTACCGGTGGTTTGCTTGGCTTGTCCGGCGGTGAGGCGATCATGCGCCCTGAGGTCACTAAGGCTATGGGCGGTAAGCCTGCTGTTGATGCACTGAACAAAGCCGCCATTGGTGGTGGCGTGAGCCGCGTCAAGAAACTGTTGGGCGAGGGTGCGGCGTTTGCACGCGGCGGCGTGTACCGTGCCCTTGCGTTTGCTAAGGGCGGCGTGTTTCCGAATGGCGGCACCGAGCAGCGTGATCACCTGACTGAACGTATCGCATCACTGTTCGATGCGATCAAAGGTGAGCATGGTAAGCCCTATCAATATGGCGGCATTGGCAACCCCAGCTGGGACTGTTCGGGCCTGTGGTCAGGCATTGTGCAGTTCCTGAACGGCGGTAGCCTGCACGGTGGCCGCATATTCAATACCGAAAGCAATTTCGGTAACTTCGGGTTCGTTCCTGGCTTGTCTGGTCGCGTGACCATTGGTGTGCTGTCCGGCAAAGGCGGCGGCGAGAACGGCCACATGGCAGGCACGATCGACGGCACTAACCTGGAGTCTTCCGGCGATAACGGTGTGCAGATCGGCGGCCGCGCACGCGGCTCCGACAACAGCCTGTTCAACCACACCTACACTTTGAAGGAGTTCCTTGGGGAGTTCATTTCAGGTGGAGCTGGTGGCGGTGGTGGCTTCAACCTCGGAGCTATGGTCAAGGGGCTGTGGGATGCGGCGATCAATAAGATCGGCGACTTCCCAGGCAAGGAGCAGCACGGCGACTTCGGTAAGCTCCCCGGAGCTATTGCTAAGACCCTCGCTGACAAGGCGTGGGACTTTATTAAGTCGAAGGTGGGCACCTTCTCCGGTGCCGCTGGTGTGGCCGGTAATGCCGAGTCGTGGCGTGAAATGGCTATGGCCGCTATGAGGCGTCAGGGGTTCAACGCTGATGACCCGGCGCAGGTTAATGCCATGCTGGCTCAGATTCAGTCTGAGTCCGGCGGTAACCCCGGTATCTCGCAGCAGATCGTCGACGTCAACGGCACCGGTGACAGTGCGGGCGTTGGCTTGCTGCAGATCATTCCTGGCACATTCGCGGCTAACCGTGACCCTGAATTGCCGAACGATAGGCGCGACCCGTGGGCTAATATGAACGCGGCGTTGCGCTACTACAAGAGTCGCTACGGCAACGACTTGACCTCCATGTGGGGTCATGGCCACGGCTACGATAGTGGCGGCTGGTTGAAGCCAACACCCGGTGGTTTTGGTACCTATTTCAATCACACGGGTAAGCCTGAGGCAGTTCTTACCGCTGAGCAGTGGGACATGCTGGAACGCAACTTCGGAGACCTCCGAAACGCAATCCCAGCACTCGTCGAACTCGGCAACAAAGGCCCCGCAGCCTGGAAACAAGCCACAGACGCACTCATGCACGTCATCAACACCGGCGAATACCTCGGAACAGGAGCAACCCACCTCGAAGAAGACCACCCCGCAGTAGTCGCGGCACTAGCCGCACACCAAGGAATCGTCAACGCACAGAACGAAGTAAAACGCTGGCAAGACGCCGGGGCCTACGGCGCTGGCATCGCCAACGAAGTGTTCTGGAAAACCCTTGGCAACAAGTCCCCGGACGCACTTGCACAAGACGCGTTCTTCGAGTTCATCGGCGGCGGCAACGGCCTGATCAAGAAACTGGCCACAACCCCACCGGACAAGCTTGCGCCTGTACCGGAGTGGTTCACCCGCGACCAGAAGAAGAAGGAAGAAGAGCAGGCCAAACAGGCAGGCGATTCTAACACCGCTGCTTCCGGGGTTGACGGTGCCGCCGCCGCAGTCGCTGACGCAAAACCGGAAAACCCGCAGGACATTAACCCAACAGGGCCGCAGATCAACCCCGTGGATGCTGCACGTGAAGAACTCACAACAGCGTTCCACGGCGGTGATGATGGGTTCGGTGGGCTCGGCCAACTGATCGGCGACACGCACGCGAAAACACTGGTGAACGCCACCGGTGATTTCGGCCGCATGGTGCGCAACAGCCTGGCCGCGAACGTGGCTGAGGAGTTCACGACCGCCTTCAATGGTGGAGACTACGGGTACGGCGCGACAGCTGGTGTTGTTGGTGAGGAGCGCGCCAAGTTCCTTGTCAACAAGGCCGCTGACGCGGGTGCCGCGTGGGGTGAACTCGGCGCCGCCTTTAATGGCGGTGATGATGGGTTCGGCGGTTTGGCTAGCCTGATGGAGGACATCGACGCGGCACACGGGTTGGTGAACCTCGCTGGTTGGGCTGGTCAGCGTGCCCGTGGTGGTACACGCCTGTATGACCAGGGTGGTGTGCTGCCTCATGAGGGTGCTGCGGTGAATCTGTCCGGTAAGCCGGAAGCGATTCTCACTAACGACCAGTGGGGTGTGCTGAAACAAATCGCCGATAAGGGTGATGGTGGTCAGCTAACCCTGGTGGTGAATGTTGATGGTGAGGAAGTCCTGCGGCAGCGTGTGGAGGCTGTGGAGGGCAAGGTCGAGGTGAACACCAAAGACCTGAAAAAGATCAAGGGTGAGCGTCATGTTGGTGGCGCGCCCACTGTTCTCACATAGCAAGGAGTGAGTGTTCATGGAATCCCTGTACAACGTTTCACTTGACGATAGTGCGGGGGTGACATGGGCACTCACCCGGTACGCGCATGGCCGCAGAGGCATGTGGTTGATGGGGCCACCTGAGTTGTCTGCGAAGGTTGACGTGAAGACCAGGGCAACGACAACACAGGTGGGTGCCACACCGATTGGGTGGAGCATCGACAAGATGGAGGGCACCCTGAAATTGGGTTTCCATGCTGAGGATGCTCCGCTTGCTGAGTCGTGGCGGTTGTTTGTGCGGAATGTGACTCCGTTTGAGGAGTCTGTTTTGCGGGTTGTTGTGCCCGGTAAGACGGCGTTGTCGTGCAGGTTGTTGGTGAAAGACCGTGTGCCTGACCCTGGTGTTTCCCCGGCCACGTTGGGTTTGCGGTCGTTTACGGTTGATGTGCCTGTTGTTTGCTATGAGGGGTGTTGGCGTGGTGAAACTACCCGCCACACTGGGGAGGTTGTGATTCATAACCCTGGTGATTTGCCGTTGTGGCCGCGCGTCAAATGGCAGGGAAATAGCACTGTGACGGTGACCGCCCCGGGTGTGGGGCAGGTGGAATTGCCCCGCACGGGTAACAGGGTGGCGGTGTTGGACACTGACCCGGCTAAAGCCTCAATGATCACGGTGGGTGGTGAGCCCGCCCCGGATTTGTGGCGCAGGTTACGGGGGCGTGTATTTCCGCAGCCTATCCCCCCTGGGGGTAGGGCCACGTGGGTTTTTGGTGGTGGGGCTACCGGCATGGTGACCCCATTGTTCACGTCGATGTGGAGGTGATTTGGTGGCTTTCGCATGGGAGCTTTGGGGCAAGTCGCAGAAAAGCGTGCATGATTCCGGTGGCCGCACCGTGTGGCTGTTCGATAAGAACATGGAGCCTTTGGTGTCGTTGTCCGGGTTTCTCGAGGGCACGCAGTTCGGCGACGAGTGCAACGCCCCGGGCAAGATGCAGATTGATTTGCCTGGCACTCACCCGGCGGTGCGGACGTTGATGTTTGCGGATGAGGACACTAACACCCCTGATCTGAACCGCGTGTTGAATGAATCACTGTGGGTGGTTGTTGAAACGAAGCATTATCGTTTCGCCTACCGTGTCGTTGAGGTGGAGATCAACTCCGATGCTGACGGTGACGTGTTCACGGTGCATGGTGAAGGTTTGTGGGAGCTGTTTAATCACTTGCCGTTGTGGGCATCACCCGGCGCGCCGATTGTGGCTCAGCTGAAATGGTCGGATGTGCAGGCTGGTGATTCACTCAGGGTGATTAAAAACTACCTGTTCCGAAACCTAGCTAAGGATTTTCAGCCGCAGTTGTTGAAGAACTGGGATGTATGGTCAGCGTCAACATGGCGTGACCTGCGGCCTGAGTGGTGGCCGTTGATTGTGAACCCTGTGCACGAGTCGGAAAACACCGAATGGACGGTGCTTGATTCACGATTCAACATTGCGGGAGACATGTTCAAAGCAACACTCGACGCGGCCGGGCTGCAACTGGTCGCGGAACTCTGGCTACCCGGTGACCCGCAGCCGTTCCGAAACCACGCCACGTTAAAGAACCCCACCATTGTGATCGACGTGAAGGCCAGGAACTTCGCGTCGTCCACCGGCGGGGTTGGCGACGTCATCAGGGGCGTGAAGGAGAAAATCGCCGGTGACAATGTGTCAAAGGCCATTGTTATCGACGACACCGCGTTCAATGGTGACAACCCGAAAGCCTGGTGTGTGTGGGATGGTGACCACATGCGGGGCGTGTCGTCGAAGGTTGTTTTACGCAAGGCCACTGATAGTGCCGTGATTGTTGGTGGTAAGTCCCCGCAGATTGTGAACAGTCTCATTGCGGCTGGTTCGCAGGCGTTGTGGCAGGGTATCGGCGCGGCGATTGGGGCGTTGTTCCCTCCGTTTGCTGCGTTGTCTGCTGCTGGTGGCGCGTTCCTGGGAACGTTGCAGGCTAACGCTTTGAAGGACAAACTGTTCGCCTGGTCGGAGTTCCGGGCCTGGTCACGTGAGGACGCGCTAGGAAAGTACCGGTACAGGGGTTTGGTGAAGCCTGGTGAGGGTTTCAGCTTGTCGACGCTGCAGCAGGCGTTTACCGCTTTGCAGGAGACGCAGGGGAAAGTGTCGGTAGCTTTTGAGGCTGGTGACGGTTCCCCGTATTTGTTTGGGCGTGATTATCGCGTGGGTGATCAAGCGGTGTTTCGTTCGCGTGGTGTGAATTTTGCGACGTTTGTTCAGTCGGTGACGATTAAGCCTGGTCGTGGTGGTGATGATGTTGATATTGGGTTGGGTGACCCGCGTTTGCGTGAGTCTTCGGCGCGGTCGTTGGAGCGTTCGTTGAAGACGTTGGCGGCGGCGACTGATCGTATTAAGACGTTGATTCCTTAGAAGGTGTTGTTGTGTCTACTGGTAATAAGCAGTTGGATTTCATGTGGCCTTATCCGGTGCCTGAGGGCATGCACCCGTATGCGCCTTTGTTGATTAAGCCGCTTGGGTTCAATATGGACATTGATCTCATCAATGATTTGTGCAGGTTTCTGTTTGATCTTGTGGGGGTGAAACTGCATGATCAGGAGCCAACGACGGTGGAGTATTCGCGTGGGTGGGATGATTCGCGTGAGGTTGATGAGTTGGTTCCTGGTGGTTCGTTGGCTGCGGTGTGGTGCCCGGTGTTGCCTCCGGGGTTGTCGCTTGACCCGCGCACTGGGTTGATGAAGGGCACGTTGCCTGAGGGGGTTTGGTCGTGGACTGTGCATGTGGGCCCGCAGATCAAGTTTGATGCTTTGGGCGGGGTTGGTTCCCCGAATGAGGATGGGCGTTGGATTGGTGCTTTGGAGGAGCGGCAAGGTGCTGTGCAGGTTGTGGAGGATGCTGCGGCTCCGATTGATGTGTCGAAGTTGACGGCGAAGCAGCGGGCGTTGTTGCTGGCGGAACTGCAAAAAAATAACAGTGACGAAAATGGTAGTGAGGAATAGTCATGGGCATTTCGCCGGACAAGTATCAACCCAAATGGGACGGCTCCCCACAAACAATGGGCAAAGCCCTGGAGCACGCAGGCGGCGACATGGGCAACCTGCTAGCCCAGGGTTTTAACGGCCTCATCAAAGGCATCGGTGACGCCCTGCGCGGTATCGGCGGGGCGATTTTCAAGCCTATTGTTAGTGCTTCGCAAGTCTACCGCGATGGGCAGGCGGCGCTGCAAAATCGTATCGAAGAACTAAAATCCCCCTTGGAGGAGACTGGCACACTGTTCATGACCAGCGGGGAGAAACGTATTCATGGTGTTTTTCCTTTTGATGAAATGCTTGTGGGTTCGCGTGGCGTGGAGTTTGAGCGTATTCCCCATGCTATCCGCCTCATGGATAAGGGCGTGTGGCGTATTGATGCTATGATTAGTGTGTCTGGTCTTATCGCTATCGCATCTTCGCATGTGGTGGAGTGGCAGATAGAGGTCAAGACCAGGACGGGGGAGATGTGGCACGTCAAGCGCGGCTACATCACGTCGCGTGAGAAGGACCACTCCATCTTGTCCACCGTGGTGGCCGTGCCTGATGTTGGCTACACAGTGCAGGTAGTTATCACGCACAATATATCTTTGTCTCGTGAGTTCTACGGCGGTGCGGACAGAAATCACCTGATGGTGTGGCACCTTAACCGGGAGATTGACGGTGGTAAAGGCACGGCCACGGGGCGTACGCGCTAGTCCGCATTGTTTCTACTCATTATTTTAGGCACCCACTAATCAAGTTGGGTGCCTTGTTTTTATGCGCTTTAGGAAGGTGCTCATGACTATTCTGACTGGTGATTTGAAGAGCATCACCAAGCAACCTTTTGACGGCCCTGACTGCTATGTGGTGCTGCAGTCATCGGGTGAACGTGTCGAGGGTGGCACGGTGGTCACTCGGGAACTGCGGCGAATCCACATGGAGGGAACCGGCGGGGTTTTTCGTAGCCCTGACATGTTCCCCGGCCCCGTCACAGTGACGCTTGAAGGTGGTACTGTGCACGGCACCTCGTGGACTGTGGCACTGCCTGAATCAGGGGAGGTGAACCTAGCAAACCTGATCGGCGCGCAAACCGAGTACCCGCCCGCTGTCGTGGGTGAAGCGCAGCAGGCGGCCACCAACGCGTCGGAGAGTAAACGCAAAGCCGAAGAAGCCGTCACCCAAGCCCAGCAGGCGGCAAGCACGGTTGAGCAGGTGAAGAAAGACACCATCGCCGCACGAGACGAAGCGCGTGAAGCCGTCAACCAGGCGAAACGAGCCGCAAGCGCAGCCTCGCAAGATGCTGTGCAGCAGGCAATGAACGACCTCAGCGGCCTGGTGCGTGACGAAATCACCCGGCAAATCGGGAAGCTCCCCGCAGGCGAAGGCGTTGACCCGGAGAAAATCGGCAAGGCCGTGGAAGAATACTTCCGGCAACACCCGCAAGGCGGCGGTGGCGCGGCCCCCACGCCTGAGGCTATCCAGCAAGCAGTTGGAAACAAGATCGCCGAGGAAGTCAACAAGGCTGTTACGAAGCTGGTGGAAACCCAGATCAAGGAAATCGTCACAGCCGCAGGTGATGCTGGTGTCATCAACGTCAAACCAGCCGAGGGCACTGACATCACCACAGCTTTGCAGGCAGCCATTAACGACGCGTCGAAGAAGGTAATCCAGTTACCTGCTGGCGAGTGGGGGTTGTCGAACACAATTAACCTCGACAAGCTTTCCGGCAAGGTCATGATGGGCCAAGGCGACGCCACGGTGTTGAAGATGAAACGCGGCGTCGGGAAGAACGCCATGCAGTCCACCAGTGGCGGCAATCTGCGGCGCGGCTACATGTCCGGGTTTGTCATCGACATGGACTGGGTGACCGGAGAGAAGCCAGCAACAGCGTTGCAAATCACAAACGCCGATTATGTAAAGATGGTTCAAATCGGCGTCATGAACTCCGGTGCCAATGCCTTCCTGCTGCAGGGGTTCGTGAGGAAAGAGAAGCCAACTGGCAACGGCACGAACGATTCCCTGGTGCTGAACTGCTGGACTGATGGTAGCGGCCTGAAACAGAACGCGGCGAATGAGGGTGCATCCGGGTTCGGCATCATGATCAAGGATGAGTCGAATCGCAACCAGATCATCGGCAACCAGATTCGCCGCGCATCCTGCGGCATGGGTATTGGTGGGCGCGACACCACTGACCCGGCGTTGCGTCCTGAGACATTGATTCAGGGCGCGCCGAAAGACACCCTCGTGTCTGGGAACAGCGTGGTCATGGCTGATAACCAGTCAATTGCTTTCGAACCTATCGGCTTCACCATCAAGTGCTACCGTACGAACATCACCGGCAACATGCTCCCCGTGTCCAAGGACAACGGAATCAGCGTGGGCGGGTACAGCGTTGTCATGGCCAACACCATCGGCGAAACCTGGAACCACGGCATCGCCTGCTCCGGGCACGGCACGAAAATCCAGGGAAACGACATCTGGAACGTGGGCCTTGAAAACCAACTACGCCCACCCGCAGACGGCCCTAAAGACTGGGCTGCCGTCGCGCTGGAAGACCCCATCGGTTGCACTGTCATTGGCAACAGTTATGCGCAGGATAACCCCAAGGCTGACTGCGCGCACATGGTGAAGATTGTGTTGCGCAAGGGGACGAAGAAGGAGCAGGTTGGCGGCAACACCATCATTGGCAACAGTGCCCAGGAGGGCACTGTGAAGAAGGATTTCATCTTCAATGGGAATTTCAACCCGGCGCGCCCTGACATGATCATCACGATTGAGGAGTGGAAGAAGCTTCTTGATAAGCCTGATGAGGCGCGTGTTCGGGTTTTGGCTGGTGAGGTTGTTGATGAGAGGTTGAAGAAACTTCCTCCCGCGCCCGCGCCCGCGCCTGCTGCTAGTGAGGCGTCGCCTTTGTTGAAGGCGTTGGAAACCCGTGAGGGCCCTACCCCTGGTTTGCATATTCATCCGTTCCAGTTGTGGACACGTGGGGCACGCAGGCTTGCGCCGGTCACCTACTCGTGGCCTAAATATTGGGAGGCGATTGAGCACGCGCGCGACGTCACCGCCAACTACCTTCACAACCCGCAGATCGCCGGGCCGTTCATCGCTAATCCTCATAGTGGTGTGGGTACGAAGAAAGAGAACGACTACGAGTTGACGCTAACCACAACGGCGGCGCTCGGCATGGTCAACATTGCTTATGTGCTCACCCAGTGGGGCGGTCGCAGCCACGACGCGATCATCAAGGAGATTGACCAGTTCATCGAATACTACGGTAGGCACCGCATACATGGCGTGTTCCTTGATGAAGCAGTCAACGGGTGGGGTGACCAGGCATCGAAGGTGCAGGGCTATGTGGAACTGTACGGCAAGCTCCGCGCCAAGTACGGAAGCGCGTTCTATGTGGTTGCCAACCCTGGCGGCAACACGGTGGAAGGCATGCTAGGCGCGGCGGACACGCTCATGGCGTTTGAACAGTCAGCGCAACGCTACGTGGACGATGAGACGATTTGTCCTGGGCACTACAGAGGTCATAACCCGATGCGGTTCTGGCACGCGGTGCACAATGTGAACGACGTCGAACAGGCCAAACAGGTTCTCAAACGTGCCAGCGTATCGAACGTTGGGCAAATCTGGCTCACCACTGACACCTTCACCGGTGAATTAGGTAGTGAATCCGAGTGGAACAACCCGTGGGACAACGCACCGGACCCCGACGTGCTGCGCGAAACCATCGCATGGGTGCGTCGTGAAGGAAACTACATCCTCCCCATCGAATACGGGTAGGAACACAAACAACAACGAGAGGAGTGAATATGGACCTAGGAACACTTAACCGCGCTATGGGTTCCAACGTTGATGCGGCGTTTGTGCAACCCATGAATGAAGCGATGAAGTTTGCGAACATCACGACCGTGGCGCGCGCCGCAATGTGGTGCGCACAGATCGGACATGAGTCCGTGGGCCTGCAATTCATGCAGGAACTGGGCGGGTATGACTACTTCACCAGCAACTATGAGGGGCGTGGTGACCTCGGCAACGTCTACCCTGGTGACGGTGCGCGTTTCCACGGTCGCGGCCCCATACAGCTCACGGGACGGAACAACTACGGGGCGTTCGGTCGATGGTGTCATGATCGTGGAATCATCAACGACCCGAACCTGTTTGTAAACGACCCGGATTTGGTGGCTACCCCGAAGTGGGGATTCATGGCTGCTGCTTGGTACTGGGTGGTGGCTCGGCCACGGCTCAATGAATTTGCTGATCAGGCAGCTGACCCTGGTCTAGAGGGCTGGCAGCGGTATGAAGGATTCAAGGCTGCAACCCGCGCGATCAATGGAGGAACCAACGGAATCGACGACCGGCAACGCCGCTTCGACTTCTGCCTGACTTTGGGGGAGTCACTGCTTCCCGAAGGTCATACTGGTGGTGGAGCGGGTGAAACCCTGGTCAACCAGGCTGGTGAAGAAGTAGAAATCCCCTACAGCCGTGAGGCCGTGGTACAGGACACCTACTACAATTGCGGGCCCGCATCCACCCAGACTGTGGTGTTCGCCGCCACCGGTGTTCTCAAGCCGGAAGGCGATTTCGCCGTGGAGCTGGGCACCACAGTCAACGGCACAGACTGGATTGGGTTCTTCCCGAAGGTGCTGAACAAACACATCCCAGGGGCTGAATACCAGTCAGTAGAGATGCCTAATGACCCACCAACGGCAGACCAGCAGGAACGCCTGTGGAACGACATCAAAACCTCAGTCAAAGCTGGTCATGGTGTCATCTGCAACATCGTTGCCCCACCGTCGAACTACCCGCGCGGCGTGTACGGCTCCATCTCCCCAGCCTATGGCGGTGGAGTGGTGTACCACTACATTGCCGCAATGGGATATCGAGACGGTGACCAGGGGCGTGCCGTGTGGATAGCGGATTCAGGGTTCAGCCCATACGGCTACTGGATCAGCCTTGACCAGCTAGCCTCGCTGATACCGCCGAAGGGTTACGCCTACTCGACCGCACCCGCAAACCCAAACATCCAAATCAAAGGAGGACCAGTGTCCCTATTCGGACATGAGCAAGTCGCCGCGCTGAACGACGCCAAAGTCGCGGCGCAGGAAACCAACAAAAAGCTTGACCGACTAATCCAACAAGTGGAATACATCAGCGGTCAGCTTGGCCCCTGGCCACAGTTGGGCCAGAACTCGAAGGGTGAAAACCTCACCCTCGTGGATGGTGTCGCCGCCGCCCGGCGCGACATCGCCAACATTCAACAGCAAATCCAAACCATGAAGGGAAAATAAAATGGCACGCCATAACCTGAATTCCAAGTCCGTGCAGATCATCGAAGAGGCAGCAACGAACCTGCTTGCTGAGCAGCCCTGGTTCGCGCGCCGCAAGAACACCCTGGTCGCAGCCGCCCAGGCAGTGCTGCAAGTGCTGAGCGTTGTTGGCCTCATGGCTGGCCAACTGCCCGCTGATGTTGCCGCTGTCGTGGCTGTCATCGCAGGTGCCGCAGGTGTCGTCATTCAGGCATCCATGAAGGGCAGCATCACCCCGTCGGTTGTGGAGCGTGTGTCTGATGAGGCCGCCGCAGTTGATGCGGCATCCCAGGAGGCACCGCTTCCCCCGTTTGACTCTCACCAGGGGTAAGCCATGTTGTGGTTGGCGGCACAAATGCCGCCGCCGCAGGGGGTGGTTGAGGCTGTGAGCATCAGCGAGATTGTTGGTTGGGTGGGTGGCATCGCCACTGCTGTGAGTGTGATTCTTGCCGCGTGGACAGCGCACCGTAAAGGCCATGCTGATGGGAAGGTGGAGGAACGTCGCCTAGTCTTGGACGAGTCGCAGCAGATTGTGAACAACCTCACCGCCACCGTCGGGGTGATGGAGACCACCCTGAACACGGTGACCGCGCAGCATGATCGACTTGCACAGCAAGTCACAGACATGCACACCAAACTAACTAATCAGGACACGCAGATCACCGACCTGACCACCCGCATGACGGACATTAATCAACGCCACCGCACCGCCGTGAAACACATCGCGGCTCGTGAGGAATGGGCGTCGAGGAAGTGGCCTGGGAAGCGGCCGGATGATTTACCGGTGATTCCGCAGATTATTCAGGCCGACATTCGGGAGCTTGCCAAGCAAGCCCGTGATGAGGTTTAACCCCGTGTGAAGACGCGCCCCCGCGCCACCGTTGTTGGTGGTTGCGGGGGCGTTTTTTGCGTTTCGGGGTGGGGTCATTTTTGACGACAATTTGACGACATTTCACACCAAAACACACGTAAATACACGCAAATTCAACAGGGTTGCTACACGACAAAAACCACACTTGACCAGCAAACACGCAGGTAAACAAGGGTGAGCGCAAAACATGGAAAGTCGGTTCGAGTCCGACTGGGGGCACCAAGAAAAGTGCAGTTCAAACCCCTAAACCGCGTCACCAAAACCACGATTTGACGACAATTTGACGACATTTCCCAAAGACCCCACCAACGCATCCAACGCCCCGCGCACCGCATCCAAGTCATCATCAAACAACTCCGCATACACATCCAACGTCATCGCCGCAGACTTATGCCCAAGCTGCTTTTGCACCACCTTCACATTCGCCCCCGCCGAAACCAAAAGGCCGGCCGCCACATGTCTAAGACCATGAATCGTCAACGAAGGAAATGACGGGTCTTCGGCGCGCACACGCCCCAACGCCGAATGGAAAAATGAACCCTTCCCCGGAAGCCGCATTGGTCCACCCGCAGGCGACTCCCACAACCACCCGGCGCGCGGCTTGCCACGTGCCACATCTTCAAGCATCCCCATCACATGCCCAGGGCAAGCCACTGTGCGCCGCTCATGAGTCTTCGGGGTACCGACAACCACCTCGCCCCCAACCGTGACCGCGTTCCTAGCAACCCTGATGCGTCCGTTCAGCGGGTCCAAATCCTGCGCCTGCAACCCAGCGGCCTCACCCCACCTAAGCCCCGTGGTGCCAAGCAGCCAGATCAGCTCACCCCGAACCGTGGCCTCATCCGCTAGGCGCTGCAATTGGCTGATGGTGAGGTACACCTTTGTGGGCTGGTTTTTTCGGGGCAGGGTGACGTTCTTAGCCGGGTTCATGGGGATGAGGTTGTCGAGGACGGCCATGTCGAGAATCTTCGACAAGATCGCATGGTGGTGCCTGGTGGTTGAGGGTGATTGGGTGCTGGCGGAAACCCAGGCTTGCACTTCCGACGGTTTGATAGTTTTGATGCGCCGGTGCCCCCAGTGTGGGAGGACGTGGTTTTTGTAGTCGAGGGCTTCGACTCGTGCTGTTGAGGGTTTCAGGTGGGTGCGGGTTTCCATCCATCGTGCGCCGAGGGCTTCGATGGTGATGTTTCCTGCGTTGGGGTCTACCCAGGTGCCGTTGATGATGGAGGTGGTGTGTGTGGCCACCCATCTTTCGGCTTCGCTTTTGGTTCGGAATCCGGTTTTTGTGCGGCTTTTGCCGTCTGGGGTGCGGTATTGGACGCGCCATTTTGTTCCTTTGGCGGTGGTGTAGCGCCTGATTGATGCCATTGTTTTTGTCCTTGCATTGTTGCAGGTCAGGTGTGGTTTTTATTTAATTACTGGGGGTTTTGTGTCCGCATTTTTTGCCATGCGGAAAGCCCCCACCGTGCGGGGCGGGGGCTGGGTTTAGGTTCTGGGTGGGCGGCCAGGTTTTCCGGGGCGGGTTGCCCACCAGGCTTTGATTTCCTTAGCGTCCCATAGGCGGGTGCGCTCAATGTTGTGGGTGGGGGCTGGGGCTTGGCCGCGGGAGACGTATGCGGTGAATGATGATTGCGATAGGCCGGTGTGGTCAAGCACCGCAGTGATGGACCAGGCCACCCCGCCGTCGGGTAGCGTGATTTCGACGAGCGGGGTGGTCATACGCGGCACCCCTGATCATAAACCATGCGCCCGCGCTCCGCCGGGGAACTGGTGGGCAAAGCGGGATTGTGGCGAGAAACACCATTGAGGTTTCGGGTTTGGTTATCCACGGTACACCTTCCTGCAAATCTTGCAGATAGCCTGAATCCAATTGCGGATAGTTTCTATATACGAATCGAGTACCCTATCCATTTCACGAGGAAATAATACCGCCAGCACAGCTAAGTTCGATATAAGAGCAACGAGGATAAGAATATCGCAGTTCATTATTGCTTCCTTTCCATGAAACCCCGCATGGTGGCGGGGGGTGGGGGTTTAGCTTCGTCCGATGGGAACAGGTGCGCCGTATTTCTGGTAGTTTTCCCAGGCAGTGGCTGCTGCCTCGCGGTAGGTGCGGTGTCCCCACTCAATTGGATAGAGGGTGTTTAGAAGTTTCCCTTGCTGGTGAATTTCGGTTACGGGGTCAATAATCACCCACAATTCAGCTGATTCCATGATGCCGTCTTTTGAGGAATAGCAGGTGTTGCGCTCGATGACTGCGAATGCTTTTCCTTCGTGGATGACTTCCCAGCGTCCCGACATTACATGCTTGAAGGTGTAGGGGGTGTTCATTGTTGGTTCCTTAATCCAGGGGCCGAAGCCCCCGGGGTTTGCATGGTGGTTAGTCGTCGAGGTCTTCGGCGTCTAGGGAGCGCATTTCCTCGGTCTTGTCAGCAAGCCACTGCTGCCACTGCTCACGCCCAAACAGTGCATCGAGCACTGGCCAATCGTTGGTGTCGTCGCTGAACGCCATGCCCTTTTCGCGTGTCATTCCAGCGAGGGTTGGGTCAACCGCGAGGCGTGCTTTCTTGGTGCCGTCAATGTCGAAATCGACAATGAACTGTGGGCCGTTGTGGTTGGGTTCTTCTGTGGGGAGGCTTGCCATTTCGCCGTATGCGATGCCCCATTCAGCGGGGGCGATGTTCCAGTCAAGGCTGCTGAGGTTGATGGTGGTCATTGGTTCGGTCCTTTCGGGTTTGAGGTGGGCGTGAGGCTTGTTTGCCTTACAAGATTTATAATACAGCGCCACTCTGCAATTAACAAGATGGTAGCTCAGCAACCCCACCAATAAAGGGGTAACTACAGTCAATCGCTGTAAGGACCATCAGCCCTCACCTGCGACGACACCGCAACATCCTCATCCTCAGCCCTAAACAACCGCACCGCATCCGCATCCGAACGCCGCATAATCTCACCAAGAATCTGCTGATTCGTAGCCTCCCTAAGCGCTGTCGCAGGGCTAGCTGCGCCCGCCTCAAAGCGCTCAAGAAACCCGGTCTCCACAAGCCCATCAATTGGCGACCGCCCATAAGCGCGGCAAAGCGCGATCACCATGTCTGGCTTCAAACTTCCACGGCTAATCTGCTGCGACACGGCGCCCGGAAACAAGCCAAGCTTGGCGGCGGCGGTGCGCATGGAGTCGGGGCCAATAAGGTTTTCTACCCAGTCTTTATGTCTCATGCCTACAGCGTAACCTCATTTGAGGTCACTATGCAATGGGGCAGGTGGATTAATGTTTTTTAATTAAATGGGGGTAGTGGTCGGGGGTGGTGTTTGGTGGGGTCTGTTGCAAGATTCGATCAATTGGTTTTAAATGAAGTCATCGCCCGCTAAGAGCAACACAAGCGGGAGATAAAAAGAACCTTATGATGTGTGAAAATTTAATTAGCTGACTCGTGGAAGATACTTACCTCACGTTGGGATAACGTGACGAAGCTCTCGCAAAGCATCGGCAAGGACACCAGGAACCCGGCCAAAAACCGGAGGGAACGAACACGAGAAAGAACACAGCAAAGGCGTGAGCAGCAAAAAGCGCGGTGCAACCCCGCGCCACGCCACAAAGCCCCCACAGTGGATGAACAACACAGGGGGCCTCAAACCATCAAAACCACTACCAAAGAAAGACCAAAGAAAATGCCCGCCCCATTCGAAACGTCCTCACCCCCAACCCCAACAGCGGCGCTACCCACGGAGCATGCCTAACACCATCCGCAGTTTTGAGCCGCTAACAGCCATGCAACAACTTCTCAAAATCAAAGCAACAGCTCTCATCTGCCAAAGAATCCTAAACGCAATCCACATAAAACTGGTGCTTGATGAAATCCAAGCTGAATCAGGCCCCGCCATAGCGCCTATTCGAGACCAAAACGACCCAGTAGAACACGGGGTCGGGTTGCTGCAAATCATCCCAGGGACTTTCAGCAACCATGCCAGCGCAGCCAACATGCCGCACCCGCTGAAATTCACACCAGAAAACAACCAACGCCCATACGCATTAGGAGGAACACTCCCCGCACGAACCCCGCAACTTGACAGGGACATCAACGAACCCTGGAGAAACATCACAATCGACGACATCAACCGATGCATCGAAAGATTCACCAAAAAGGAAAGAACAATGAGCGAAAGAAAATACCGCCTCACTGACGAAACAATCACAGTCTTTGGCCGCACGCTGTACCGCATTCAAGCCACCGAGAGCATCCCAAGCCGATATGTGGATAAAGGTGACCTCGGCGGTTTCATTGAGAAGGAATTGAACTTGTCCGGCGACGCGTGGGTGTCCGGCAACGCGTGGGTGTCCGGCGACGCGCGGGTGTCCGGCGACGCGTGGGTGTCCGGCAACGCGTGGGTGTCCGGCGACGCGCGGGTGTCCGGCAACGCGCGGGTGTCCGGCGACGCGCGGGTGTCCGGCGACGCGCTGGTGTCCGGCGACGCGTGGGTGTCCGGCGACGCGTGGGTGTCCGGCGACGCGCGGGTGTCCGGCGACGCGTGGGTGTCCGGCAACGCGCGGGTGTCCGGCGACGCGTGGGTGTCCCAAAAACAGCACATCTTCGTCGCTGGCCCCGCAGGAATAGAAAGCCGATGGGTAACAGCCGCCCGCACCGGAACAGAAGAAACATTCGTCCGCATCGGATGCTGGGAAGGCACCCTAGACACAATGATGCAAGCCGTCGCCGAACGCCGCGCCAACCACTGGCGGCGCCACGACGAAGCCACGCAAGAACGCTGGCAAGCCGAATACCAAGCAATCCACGACATGATCGCCATTCGCGCCGAATCATGGAAACCAGAGAAGGAAGACAAAGGAGAAGCCAATGACAGTGATGACAATGACCGCGCCTAAATACCGGTTCCGTCGTGGAGCGCTGGAAAACATTGCGCACATGCTGAACCTGAACACCGATGAACGGTTGGCGGCCACACTCGGATACCAGGTATCGGATTTAGAGCTTTTTAGGCATGGCCGGAAATACGTCACCGCCGCTGACGCCCTCCGCATCGCAACCATGATGGGTGACTCAGACTACCTGGTCGGGTGGTTCGATCTTGTCAACCAGTAACATCAAACCTTTTCCCAATAAGCACGGGCACCTGAAACTTGTAACGCCAATCACTGGTTCAGGTGCCCTTTTCGACTCCAAGGAGGAGACAATGCCCCACTATACCTACACCACGGATGAAACACTCGAAGCCTTCCGTGACGCGTACCCGAAGCTCAACATCCAAACCGAAGACATCGAGAAGATCGTTCAACAATGGGTGATGAACAACCCCGGCAAACTGATTGAGCGCGGCATGCTGCCAGATGAGTGCAAGCAGTTCATTGATGGGCGCTTTGAGCACCTGCAGGGGGTGTTCGAGTGGGCGGTTCTCCGGGGTGATCTGGAGGACAAGAACCTTGATCGCGGGTTTGCGATTGTGCGGTGCGAACAGCCGGTTTTAAAGCAAGCTTTGGCTGCGGTGTATCCGGTTGCAACGTCGAAGGAAACCGACGGGGACGATGAGGTTCAGCAGATGAAACTCATTGTGAAAGACTCCGAGGCGTTCATCATCGCCACAGATAAAAACGTCACCGTGACACATCGGGTGGGGATGCTTGACGACAGCCTCCCACACGACACGGAAATCCTGCTACCCGCCGAAGAGCTGCACATCCTCAACACATGGGTGGCGAAAATCCCCAAATCAAAACAATCAATCACCCTGTTCGTCACACGCCGGAAACTCATCGCCTCAACCAAACACCAAATGAAATACCGCGTGTTCCGGGCAAGCAAACACGACTGGATTGATGGTGTAATCCACCGAGTGCAAGCCGCATTCAACGCCAAAGACCCCGACATTGTGCGCCCCATGTGCATCAACACCACACGCATCAAGCACATCAAAGACGCCACCATCCTCACCACCTCCACCGAAAGCAGCCTCACATCATTCGTCGCCAACAACGGCGACTGCTTCGGCACAGTCACAGTCCGGCGAGAAAACATCGGGGAACGCAAAAACCTCCCCATCGAACGCAACAACGGCTTCTTCGCAATCAACGACCTATTCGAGGAGAGCAACTAATGCTAGACAAAATCGAAAAGCAAACCCTCGACGACATTGAAGCCCTGTTCGGGGAAAAGAAAACATGGCTCACCGTCGCAGAGTTCTGCAGACTCACCGGATTCCACCACAGCACCATCCGCAACCTGATTCGCTCCGGCGAACTCCCCGCAAGCCAACGCCGCCCCGGCGCGCGCATCCTGATCAACTACCGCATAGCCATTGAATACATGAAGGAAACAGCATGACCGACAAGCAGTTTGAGTATGAGCTTGCCCGTCTTCGGCACCCCGCAGGGCAAGCCATGAGAGCAAAAGAAAACGACCCGGAAACCGCACTTGCCCGCGCTGTTGGTGTACTCACCGAACGCGAAAGCCGCACACCAAAACACGGCTCCACCAATGAAGAAATGACCGTGGGGGAAATCCTCGGGGCACTCAGCATCGGCGCGATGGTACTGGTCGCGTTCATGCTCGGACTCATGGCCAGGGAATGGGTGGGATAAGTGATGAGCAAACTCGAACAGCTCCAAGACGCCGTGCACATCCTCCACAAGGTCTACCAGCCGGAGATCGACAGCAACCAGAACATTAAAAACGCCCTGCTTAACCTCATAGACGTGCTGCACATGAAAGACCTCACAGCATGCTAGACGACGAGGCACCCCAACGCCCAGGGCGCAGGGTAATAGCCCCGAGCAGGGTAGCCGCAATCCGCCGGAAAATAGAACTCATGCTAGCCCCCAACACATGCCCAAAACCAGGGGCAGGGGAGAAGCCATGCTGTTACACCGGCTGCGACCGCAAACAAGCCCCGGACAGTGACCTGTTCCTCTGCGGCTTTCACGACACCCTAGCCGACGTCGTGCTCAACCCCACCAAATACATTGACCGCACATTCGAAGTAGGTGAACTACTATGACACACCGCAAACCCCCACTACGATTCCAGGAACCCCCGCCAGTCATCAGCATCGCAATCCTCGGGGCGCTATGCACCCTGATCTTCGCCCTAGCCCTAACCCTGGCGCTATGACGATGACAAGCCGAACCGTCAATAATCCCCCGCCACCCGGCTCCAACGAATGGCGGGGCATGATCACAGCATCAAAAATCCCAGCTATCCTCGGGGTCAGCAGATTCACCAGCCAATACACCATGTGGCATGAAATGGCCGGCCGAATCCCACCAACCCCGATGAAACAAGACATTGCGGACTGGGGGCACGCCGCCGAGTTGGCGCTAGCTGACTGGTGGGCACGACGACAACCCGACACATGGCAACTAAACGCCGGGGAGGTCGCCTACACCCGCGATGACTTGCCGTTCCCCAACCTGGCCACACTTGACCGCAGGGCCCGCAGGGGCAGGGCATTCCGAATCCTGGAATGCAAAACCGCCCGCAGTCTCGACGACTGGGGGAAACCCGGGGAACCAGACAGCGTGCCAGCTGACTACCACACGCAAGTGGTGTGGCAAATGGGCGTCAGCGGCATTCACCAGGCAAGTGTGCTTGTGCTGGGGCCGTTCCACCAAGCCGAGGAACATGAAATCCCCTGGGACGCTGACCTGTTCGACGGGCTGGTGGACGTCGCCAAAGACTGGTGGGCATCCCTGCAGGAAGACACTCCGCCACCGCTTGATGACACGACCAGCACCTACCAGACGGTGCGGGGCCTGCACACTGACATCAGCCCGGAGGAGGAAGTACAGCTCACCCCCGCCGAGGCCGAAGAAATCCTCACCGCCCTGCGCATGGAGAAAGCCGCCGCGCAGGCCGCTACAGCGGCGAAAACCCGGCTGCTTGACCGCATGGGCAACGCCAAAAAAGCCCTCATGGGTGAAACCACCATCGCTACCCGCGCAGCAACCTCACGTGGTGGGGTTATGCTGCGCCCGAACCTGAAAGCAAAGCTATGAAAACCCTCTACGTGATATTTCACGAGAAGTACCGCACACGCCAGCACCCTGAGTGGGCGCCCGCCCACCCTGACATGATCTTGGCGGTGCAGGCCGAAACATACATGCAGTGCCAAGACCTGGTGAAAAAGCACATAAGCGGCGATTGGGTGGGGATTTTCCAGCCCGCAGCAATCAACATGGACAACCACCCCCGTGGTGTAACCCATCTGCTCACCAAAGACGGCATTACGGAAGCAAAGGAGCTTGAACAATGACCTTCAACCACTACGACGGCGACTGGGATAAGGAGGTCGATGGTGAAAATCTCGAAGACCTCAAAGAACTACTCATCGGCCGCAAAATCGTTGAAGTCGATGACGACGATGAAGCCCTCATCCTCGACAACGGTGTCCGACTTTACCCCGTAGGCAACGAGGGCTGCGGCGGGTGCACGGCTGGTAACTGGTGGATAAATCACCTCGCGCCCTACGACCATGCAATCACCGGCGTGAAAATCACCGAAGAAGACTTCACCGCGGATTACAGTGCCGACTGCGATCACATTGTCCGCGTGTTCGTGTGGGCTGAGTCTGAGGTCAAGGCCACCGAAATCATCACCGCAAAAGGCTACGAAGACAACGGGTTCTACGGCCAAGGCTACGAAATCTACGTCGTAAACCCGAACCATAAGGAGGACAACCAGTGAGCCAGGAAATCGACCGCATCACCCCAACCGCCGAGGCTGAGGTCATGCCCACCGGCGACGTCAGTGACGACGCTATAGACCTACTGATGCGGCAAGCACAGGCAATGGAAACCGCCCACAAACTAGCGGTGGCATTGTGCAGCACCGACATGGTTCCGCAGACATACAAAGGCAAGCCGGAAAATGGAGCCGCAGCAATACTCTACGGTGTTGAATTGGGGTTGAAGCCCTTGCAATCACTACAGCAGATTTTCGTTGTGCACGGCACACCCGCGATCTACGCGCGCACCATGTCCGGTCTTTTGAAGGCGCGCGGCTACAGGTTTGACACTATCGAGTCCACAGATGAAAGCGTCACTGTGACGGGCACTTCGCCGAAGGGTGAGCAGGAAACCAGTACCTGGACCATCGACCGGGCAAAGCGCGCAGGATACACCTCAAACAAGAAGTATCAAAGCGACCCGCAAGCCATGTTGTACGCCAAGGCGCTATCCGAGGTGAGCCGCAAACTAGCCCCCGACGTGCTGTTGGGAATCACCTACACGACTGAGGATTTGCAGCTCGAAGAAAGCCGCGTGCAAGCCAAGGCCACACGCCTCGACAAGCCCCGCCAGCAGCGCGGCGCCGCAGGCGTGAAAGCCGCCCTCGAATCCAAGCAGGCACCACAGATCGACGTTGACAGCATCATCGCGGCATTCAACACCGCAGCCAGCATCGACGACCTGAACACGGTGGCCGAGCAAGCCAGGGGAATCCCAGCCGATCACCCGCAGCGCGAAGCCGCAGAACACGCCTACAGTGAGCGCTACAACACCCTTACTGAGATGGAAGCCCTCGCAGCCGAAGCCGATGGGGGCATGCCATGATTCCGTACCAGCATTTCCCCGGAAGGCTGGTCAGCGACCCGGAACTCCGGTTCACCTCCAACGGCAAACCGTGCAGCACTTTCCGCCTAGCGTGCTCGGACAGTAGGAAAACCCCGGCGGGTGAGTGGGAGACCACAAACCAGTTGTTCATCCAAGTCACCTTGTGGGGTGAGGCTGCTGAACCTATGTCCTACCTGAGGAAGGGTTCTAAGGTCACGGTGGTCGGGAAGCTGGTCACTGAGGAGTGGGAAGCCAGGGACGGTAGTCAGCGGTCGATGATTAAGGTCATGGCGGTTGATGCGTTGCAGTCTGTGGCTGATGTTGAGGTTGCTGGTTCGCAGGCGCGCCCTGGGTATTCGCCTGCCCAGAATGGGGGCGCGTGGGGTTCTTCACCCCCGGCCACCCCGCAGGATACGGGCGAACCTCCGTTCTAACAGTATTTGTTTTTGCCACCCCCGCAGCTCGTGTTGTGGGGGTGGTTTTGATGAAAGATAAGGGAAATGAACGCCCAGAAACCCGAATGGGTGAATTTGTTCACGCCGCAAGGCATCGCCATTTTCGCTGTTCGCCGGTACGGCTTGTTCCTGGATAAGGAAACATGCAGGTCAATCAGTGTTGTCTGCTTAAATATTGGACTCGGTGCGTAATGAGCTGGTTCATGATTGACGACCGTTTTCATGCGCATCCTAAGATTTCCTCCCTTCCTAATGCTGCGGTGGGGTTGTGGGCTAAGGCTGGGAGCTGGTGCGCTGAATTTGAGACTGATGGGGTGATTCCTCGTCAGCAGGTGCGGGCTTTGCGGGGGAGTGCGGTTCAGATTCAGGCGCTTGTTGATGCGGGGTTGTGGACGCAATCTGTCAATGAAAATGGTGTGATCGTGTTCACTTTTAGGGACTGGGGAGACTATCAGCAGACCCGCGAACAACGCTCGAATCGACGCCGGATTGAACGCGAGTCAAAGGCCCGACGGAGAGGCTGCAACGCCGATACCGAAACAGGGAGGCTCGACCTATCCGAACGCGAAATGAATCCGAATCGAAATCGAAATGAATCCGAATCGAACGCGAATCGAAATCGAAATGAAAACGAAATGAATCCGAATAGGTCGAGCGATTTTCCTTCTACCAGCGAAAACGCCGAAATGTCCACCCCGGACGCCACCCGCATGTCCACTCCTCGCGCGCGACGCGCGCGCCCGGACCTGCGCCCGACCAATACCAATAAAGGGGAGCTTAAGAGAGAAAATCTTCCGAGCGAGAGCGCAAGCGCACACGCCCCCGCCCCGAGTTTCGACCAGGGTTCGGCGGCCGCTGACGCGCCGCCCCCCAACACCCCAACCGTGACCGGCGACACACCCGCTGATTGGTCCACCCCAGACGACCCCCGATGCCGCGAACACGCCGGGTTGCCACGCGACCAGGTGCCGCCCTGTGGGGCCTGCGCCCAGGCAAGGCGCTGGTTCCAGGACCAGAAAACCCACGCCAAGCAGGCACGACGCGCCGAAATCGACGCTTGCCCGTGGTGCGACGAACGCGGGTTTGTCCTGGTCCCGACCCGTGGAATCGACCCGGATTCGCCGGAAAACCGCAGCGTAGCCCGCAAATGCGACCACCGGACACCTCCCGAGCCGGTGGACCTCCCACCGGAATACGCTCAACTCCGGGCGGCCAGACGAAACGAGAATGCCCCAAATCCGCCCTCATTGCCGCCTCACACGCCCGAAAACCCCTCGGCGGGTAGTCGTGTATGGTTCG